TAAATTTAGCGAGAGACTCCTTCGGTAGAAAAGGTAATCATAGCAGAAGGTAACTATTATGTCAGAAATTAAACACGATTTAGATCACGAGGTTTATCTTGATCCTAAAGATAAAAAGGAACATATTAATCATGGAATGTTAGAGTATAAAAAATCAGAACTTGAAGAGGTTCATGCTAATTATGAGGATGCACATAAAGATGATGTTGTTGATCCAAATGAGGGAAAGATAAATGATTGGCACACTCGTCATGAGGATAAGCATTTAGAAATCTATTGCGACAATCATCCCGATGCATTTGAGTGTAGAGTATACGACGACTAACATATGGAATCGTCATTATTTAATTCTAGCTTTCTAGGATCTGGCTTTAATTGGTGGATAGGTCAGGTTTGTGACGATTCAACATGGAGAGAAAACCTTAATCCAGAAACGTTTGAAAAGACTGAGGATATACCTGGTTGGGGTTATCGATATAAAGTTAGACTCATGGGTCATCATGACAAAGATGAGTCAGATCTAGAAGCAAAAGATTTACCATGGGCACAGGTAATGTATCCCGTGACTGCTGGTGGTGGTCAAGGTGGATCATATCAAACACCTGGAATTAAACAAGGTAATTTTGTTTTTGGATTTTTTCTTGATGGAAAGGATCAACAAACTCCTATAATTATGGGCATACTTGGTAATAATGCCAAGACTAAACTTGAGAGAAAGACAGGAACTGAGGGTAGTGGTGGGGAAAATTTTACACCACAAAGTTTTTATTCTAAAAATCAAGACGAAGAACCAAACGAACAAAAGAAACTTAAGGATGGAGATTTTGCTCCAAAACAAGCAGGAAATGAAGCGTATAGCTCTCCATCAAATGCTAATGTATCAAAAGAAAATATAGATTCTAATAATTTATACACAATTGCTGAAGAGAGAAAAAAATATACTTTAGATGAAAAACATGCACTCGCTTGCCCTAATCCAGACACACAATCAGAAGTAAGAAATATTCAAACAGTTATAGAAACTTTAACTGGTAAAATACAAAGAATGCAGAACTCTCTTAGAGATGCTAACGCTGCTGCTGGTTTACCCGTACTTCAAAATGATAAAAACATAGACAAAGCGATTGAAGATGCATCTCTAGAGATGTCAAAATATATGAAAGGAATAATGAATAAAGTTCAGCAGTTTACAACTAAAGAATTTAATGAAAAACTCGCACCTATTGAAAATTTAGCTCCACCATCTCATACTTTAGAATTACTGAGTAAAAAAGTAGAAGGTTTGGAAAAAATTGCTTGTCTGTTTAATGGTCTAGCAGGTCTTGCACTAGCAGGATTGATTGCTGCAGCATTGAGAAATGCTTTTAATAGGAAGAGAAAGAAATCTCAAGATGCTGCTGGTAATGCTGCTGTATCAGAAGCTGGGGTTGTTAATTCAACTCTAGCAGCAGGAATAGGAACAGATGCGGTATTTGGAACGGATGCAGTGGCAGGATCAAGTATAGGTGCAGTCGGTGTTACTACAGAAGCAGTGGTTCCAAGTAGAAATAATTTAGATACACCAGGTTCAGATGATGTCGCACCACTTCCACCTGATGATTATTATACACCTACACCACTTTGTGAAACTGAAGAGGTTATTGGTGAAGTATTAGGAGGAACAATTAATAGTATCATGCGAGGGTTTGATGATGCAATTGGCCCTGTTATTGATGAGGTTTCAAATTCTCTTGGTGGAACATCTACGGAGGCTGGTGAAACAGATGTAGGAACAATTGATAATTCTATAAATGAAAATAACGTTCTCGCATCATTAGCATCTGGTGGTTTAATTTTAAGCATGAGTCAAACTTTAGCAGATGAAGCTAAGATAGATCCAAATAGAGTTGGGGGTGCAAATCGTTTCTGGGCAGATGGAAATTATGGTCGTGGATTACTTGGATTTATTGATCTTGCTGGTGAAGATAAACCAGAAAACCAAGTTTTAATTGCAGAGGCACTAACTCTAATTGATGATAGATCAAATCCCTCTGGTATAGCAGCTGGATTTGTTTTAGCAGCAAATATTTTGGGTGTGAGTGAAAATTTATTATTAGGGATTGGTGGTGTATTCCAAGCGATGAGAGATGGTAACATACCTAACTTGGTCATTGCAGCTGCTGGTCTTGCTGCTTCTAATTCAAGAATTTTAAATGCCATAATTGGAGGGGGTGCATCATTTGCTGGCCCAATCGCTGGTAGTTTAGGTTTGGGTGCACTTGGTGGTATGGCTTTTGACATTGGAAGTGCATTATCATTTGTTAATTCAATAACTAAAATATTTAATTGTGATCCAGATCCAGAGTGTTCGCCAAATGATACTCACACAATGCAAGGTGGTGGTGGAAGTGTTGGAAAACCTAGCGTAGCATCAATTGCTTCCTCTGCAGAAAATACTGTGAACTCTGTTAAAGAGAGAAAATCATATGGAACTAGCATTGAAAAGTTGAGTTCTAGTAAACAAGGTGTTACAATTAAGAAAGTATTCGCTAAGCCAAAAACAAGAGAAAAAGATTTAACTAATCTTGTTGGTTATGTAAATGGTCAACCTTACTATGGTGATTTTCATATCCATGAAAGAGAAGATGGATCCATAGTTAAAATGGTTGGTATAGCTCATACAACAACTCCTCATGACATAATATATGACACAGTTCAGGAGAGTCTAGGATAATGCCAATAACACCGACCTCATTTAATAATATTAAAGTGGGATATATCAGTGAAACAGATGGATATATTCAGAACTTGTCGATTTCTGATGCAAATGTGTATGCAGAATCAAATCCTGATACAGAATTTATTTTTATTGATGGTGATGAGAAGGTTAGATTTTTGACAATTAATGAAGTCAACGCACTAACTCCCAAAGATTTATTGAGATCTGATCCTTGTTTAACTGGTGATCAACCTTGTGGCCCTCCATCTCTTAAATTTTTTGGAGGTGGTGGTGTAGGAGCAAGTGCCAATCCAGTTGTAGATAGCAGTGGTAATTTAATTGCAGTTGACCTTGTGAGTGGAGGTTTTGGATATCAAACACCTCCTCAAGTTCAAGTGATTGATCCTTGCAACAATGGTAGTGGTGCTGTATTACAAACAATATTAGGAACTGATGATTTAGCTGGAGTTGTTGTTCAAGTAATTATTAAAGATAGTGGTCAGGGATATCTCCCACCAGCACAAACAGTTCCACAATATCCTGCTGTTCTTGAACTCACAGGTGTAACTGTGACTAATCCAGGCTTCAACCATAATTGTGGAGTTGATACGATAGAAGTAATACCCAGTAACGGAACTATTCTATCTTATAATTGTGATCCATTTGGTAAAATAAAGTCTGTCTCTGTTGATAAGTCAGGTAGATTTACAGAGTTACCAAGAATTAGAATGAATACAGAAACTGGATTTAATGCGACCTTTGTTCCTGATTTCAGTATTATTCGTGATCCACAACCAGTTGAACCTGTAATAACAGATGTTGTTCAAGTATTTGATTTGGTTGGATTAAATATTAATGGTTATGTTGATGGCAAACCTTATTATGGTAATGTTTATTTTGAAAGAGGTATTAAGTATGCAGGAACCTCTGATAAATCTAAAACTGATATTGTGGTATATAATACCAGACTTGAAAGTCTTCAAAGAAGAGTTGTTGCAGGAAGCACTGTTGCTGTAAGTCAGGTGGAAGAGACTGAAGTTGAACAAGACACTATTGAAGCTATAAGTTCTCCATCAAGAGGAAGTTACTCAACCACACCAATAAGTGCTCCATCAACAACACCAGCTACTCCAAGCACAACAACAACACCATCAACTGGTGGTGGATATTCTACCCCATCAACACCTGCACCCGCACCATCAACACCATCAACACCAGCACCACCATCATCTAGCCCACCTAGCAGTGGTGG